GAGTGCGACGGGTCCGGCAGCTTCCTCGATGACTTCATGCGAGTCGGCAAACACGCCGCCGGACGCCTACTCGACGACCGCAAGCACTTGGAGTGGCCAGCATGAACCAGCAACCCTGGGTCCTCTTCGCCGACCAGATGCCCGACGAGGGCCGCTATCTGTTGGTGTCGCATCCAAAGGCCGGCACGCTGCTGCAGCAGTTGGTCCGGTACGGCGACTGGCTGTTCACAAGCAGCTCCGGATCTCCAAACGTCCGAGTTTGCCGTATCCAGTGTGAGGCCTTCGACGCATGGATGTACGCGCCTGACCGTCTGGCCGCTGGCACTCAAGCGCCCCACGTTGTCCTACCTCGCGAGCTCACCCCGCAGATGCTGCGCGCGGTGCGGCAGCACCCATCCACCCAAGTAGACGATGCCGACGAGTTGAACCGCCGCATCGGCTGGCTGCTATGCGCATGGGACGTGATCCTGGCTTATCGCGAGACGCTGAACGAGGGTGGCTCGTCATGACGTCCCCTGCACTCCGCTACTTTGGCGCCAAGTGGCGTCTGGCGCCCTGGATAGTGCAGATGTTCCCGGCGCATCGCTGTTACGTCGAGCCCTTCGGAGGTGCGGCCGGTGTGTTGCTGCAAAAGCGCCGCAGCTATTCCGAGGTTTACAACGATCTGGACGGCGACGTAGTCAATTTCTGGCGCGTGCTACGTGATCCGCCCAAGCGCGCCGCGTTGATTGATGCGGTATCGCACACGCCCTATGCGCGTGAGGAATTTGAACTGAGCTGGGAGGCGACGGACGACGAGATAGAGCGCGCGCGGAGGCTGTGCATCCGGGCTCAAATGGGATTCGGTTCCGCTGGCGCAACCAAGGGAAGTACGGGATTTCGGATCGATACAGCCCGTGCCTATGGCACGGCACAACATCTTTGGCTGCGATACCCAGATGCCATTGCCGCTGCTGGCCAGCGCTTCCAAGGCGTGTTGATCGAAAACAGGCCGGCGATTGATGTGATGGCCAACCACGATGCGCCCGACACTCTGCATTTTGTCGACCCGCCGTATCTGCCCGAGGTGCGCAGGTGGCGCACCCAATGCGGGTACAAACACGAAATGACGCCGCAGGATCATCTGGATCTGCTGCGGGCCTGCAGATCTCTCAGCGGCTATGTGCTGATCTGTGGGTACCGATCGGAGATGTACTTGAAAGAACTCGATGGCTGGCAGATGCGAACTAAGCGCGCTCGGATATCTGCCGGCCGCGGCGGCGCTAGCCGAGAAGAGTGCGTCTGGATGAATCCACGATGCGCAGCTAGCGAGCAGTCGCTGTTCGCACAAAGAAGCAACACACAACACCGTGACGAACGACAGCTAGGGAGCTAGACCCATGGCAAACGAAATCAAGTGCGCCTGCCCCAGCCGCGACGCACGCACCTGTATCCGAATCAGATACCCCCAGCCGTTTAGCACCGTCGACGAGTGCGAAGAATTGGACCCCCCGTGCGAATGCCCCTGCCACGATCACGACTACGACGACGAAGACACTTTTGGTCCGTGATCTAATGGCTACCCATGGGCGTCGTGAGTGCTGGCCGGGTCGGTGTAGCCAGCGGTAGAGGAGTCCTAGCCTTATCAACGCCAGCTTAGGCCACGCGCAAGCGGTACTGAGCGATGGTTCGAATCCATCAGGCGCCCAGCTTCCAATCGCGCACTAAGCCACCCCGGCGCCCGTAGTCCCACAGCGGGCGCCGGGGCAGGCTGACAGCATGGGACGATTGCGCGACCGCCTTGCCGATGTTCGATTCCGCTGCCCTGGCTGCCTTGAGCGCTGGGAGTCGGCGCCTGAGCGCGTGGAGGATGTGCCGGGGGATACCTGGCACCCGTGGCGGTACTTTTGCACCTGCCCGGTTTGCGGCACGGATGGCGAGCAAGAGCCCACCGAACGCGCGCTGCTGAAGGCCTGGGCGCATGCCACCGGGCCCACCACTGCAGAAGGCCTGGAGCGCTGCCGCGAGGCCGGTACCGAGGCCGCGCGCAAGCCGCGTGATCCCAGCGTGCTGGCGCGCACGCGATTCAATGGCCTGAAGCACGGGCTGAATGCCCGCGTGGCGACTTTCTACCCGGCGCGCCCTGGCAAGTACGCGCAGTGCCGCGGCTGTGAGTTCCTGATGGAATGCGGCATCACCTCAGATGCCTGCCTGAAGCGGTCTGAGCTGTTCCTCAAGCACCACGTGGCTTTCGAGACCCGCAACCCCGCGTTGCTGACCGGGCTGAATGCCGAGCTGCACGCCAATCTGCGCGCCCTGCTCGATGACATGATCCTGTCGGTCATCGGCGACGGCGCCACGCTCAAGTCGCCCGAGTGGTACAGCGATTCGGACGGCAATCTGCGCCTGGCTGCGTACATCGATGACGCCACCGGTGAGCGCAAGGTCATCCAGAAGATTGAGGCGCACCCGCTGCTCAAGCACATCAAAGACCTGGTGGCCGCGGCCGGTATGTCGCTGGCTGATCTGGCGATGACGCCCAAGGTGCAAGAAGAGCGCGAGGAGCTATCCGGCCACCTGGCTGGCCAGCGCGTAGACCAGCAAGACGCCCTGGAGTACCAGCGCCGGCAGACCGTGGCGCTGGAAAACCTGTCCACGCTGATCAACGCCGCCAAAGACCACGCAGCGCGCGACCCGGTGCTGATCGAGTACCAGCAAGGCCAGACCGATGGCTGAGCGCGTCAGCCGCAAGCAGCGCGAGGCCGCGCAGCTTGTGGCTGAGCGTGAGGTGCTGCGCTACGCCGGCGACCATGGCCGCTGGCACAAGCACGTGCACGGCGTCACCCTGGACCCGATGCAGATCCTCAAGTGCATCGAGATGGACCGCCACCCCGATACCATCGACTTCTCTTGCCGCCGCACCGGCAAGACCGCGGTGAAAGAGATGTACCTGCTGTGGCACAACGCCACGCACGCCGATCAAGAGGTGGGCATCGTTGCCCCGCGCGAGGCGCAGGCGCTGGTTAACCTGGGCTATCACCTCGATGCCATCCGCCGCAGCGAGATCCTGAACGCGTATCTGAACTTCAAGAGTCAGCGGCAGCAGTTCGCCGATACCTACTACCAGTTTGCGAATCGGTCGATCGCCCGGGCCTACGGCATCATGGCCCAGGTGGACGGTGGCGACCTGACGGCCGCCAGCCTGGAAGAGGTGGACGACATGCCGCGCGAGCGCCTGTATGGGCGCTTCCTGCTGATGATGGGTTCGACCCGGCGCCTGGGCGCGGCCGAGGCCAGCAGCAACAAGCCGCAGATCCGCGTGACCGGCGTGTTCAAGGGCGCAGACACGCTCAGCGACATGATCGCCGGCGGCGGTTACCACGTGCTGCCCACGGTGGACGTCCACTTAGGCATCCAGCTGGGCATCCTGAACGCCGAGTTCATGGGCAAGATGCGCACGGAGCTGTCGCCAGACGAGTACATCCGCCAGCTGCTGTGCAAGAACATCGCGAGCCGCAACCTGATCTGGGAAACCTACGTGCGCCGCGCCCTGCACCTGGGGCTGAAAGCCGGCATCGAGTGGGTGCAACCCATGCCCGGCGCCGAGTACCGCAAGCGCGGCGCGCTGAGCTTTGGCTATGACGCCTCAGGCCATGGCGAATTTCCGGAATCCTCCAAGCACGCCCTGGTGGTGTGTGAGCAGCTGGGCAACTTTGTCACCGTGCCCTATTGCCGCACGTGGGCCCCTGGCGTGGATGACATGACGGTCAAGCGCGATCTGATCGCGCTGTGGAAGTACTTCCGGCCCGATTACGCCATCGGCGACGCCTACGGCGTGGGCATGCTGACCAGTCTGAACGATGATCTGTTCACGCTGGGGTTGACCTCCACCGATCGCCGCGGCGTCGGCAATGGCGACAGCACGGCCAGCACCTGGCCCCAATGGGCATTCGCGCCCATGCGCTTTGAGGGCATGACCAAGCACAGCATGGCCACCGCCGTGCGCGCGGTGTTCCACCACGAAGCCGCCGCCCTGCCCTGGTTTGACGATATGCGCGTGCCGGCCGAGTTGGCCGATCTGCACCTGCTGGTGCGCCAGCTCAGCAACATCGCCGTGAAGGCCAACAAAGCCAGCTACCCCAGCTACAAGATGGCCAACGGCAAGATCGGCGACGACCTGTTTGACGCCTGCATGGCTGCCGTCTGGGCGCTGGCCACGCGCGGCCTGGGCGATGTGGCGCCCGTGGTACTCACCTCCACCCGGCAGCGCTCGGAGCTGCTGCCCTCACAACGCATCAACTGAGGTACACCCCATGGCGCTGCTCGACACCATCAAAACGCTCTTCGGCCGCGGCCCCCGGCCGGCGCCGGCGGCGCAGCCGGTA